TAGAGAATATATACAATGTGCACAAGATGCAATAGAAACCAAATCAACAATTTCATGGAGACCCAATGTCGATACTAAGTAAAAATAATAAATCGCATTTAACAAAAAATATGTTCTTAGATGAATCAGTAGATATACAAAGATTCGATTTACTCAAATATCCACAAATAGAAAAGATTACAGAAAAACAATTAGGATTCTTTTGGAGACCCGAAGAGGTAGATATTTCAAAAGATAAGAAAGACTTTGATGCATTAACTGACCATGAAAAACATATCTTTACATCAAACTTAAAACGTCAAATATTATTAGACAGTGTACAAGGTAGAGCACCAAATATAGCATTCCTACCTATTGCTTCATTACCTGAAATAGAGAACTGGGTAGAGACATGGTCGTTTTTTGAAACAATACATAGTAGAAGTTATACACATATTATTAGAAATGTATATCCTGACCCTTCAGCAGTATTTGATGGATTATTAGATGTAAAAGAAATACTTGAATGTGGTAATGATATTGCAGCGTACTATGATGATTTAATAAAAGATAATAATTCAGCAACAAATAGAATGGATCATAAACGTTCTTTATATATGTGTATGATGTCAGCAAATGCTTTAGAAGGAATAAGATTCTATGTATCCTTTGCATGTAGCTGGGCATTTGCAGAATTAAAGAAAATGGAAGGTAATGCAAAAATTATTAAATTTATTGCTAGAGATGAGAATACACATTTAGCTGCGACCACAACTATGATCAAATTATTATTAAAAGAAGATAAAGATATGGTTAAAATTGCTAAAGAAATGGAACCACAAGTAATAAAACTATTTACAAATGTTATAGAACAAGAAAAAGAATGGGCACATTACCTATTTAAAAATGGTTCTATGATTGGATTAAATGAAACAATATTAAAAGATTATGTTGAATGGATTGGATGTAAACGAATGAGAGCATTAGGTTTACCTTGTCCATATAGTGTACCTCAAGCAAATCCACTACCATGGACAGAAAAATGGATTTCTGGAGGTAATGTACAAGTAGCACCACAAGAAACAGAAATAAGTTCTTATGTAGTAGGTGGTGTAAAGCAGGATGTATCAGAAGATACTTTTAAAGGAATGGAATTATGATTACTATATATGGAAAAACACAATGCCCATACTGTGATATGGCAAAACAACTATGCGAGTCTAAAGGCGTAGAATACGAATACAAACAATTAGGTACAGATTTTGGTAGAGAAGAGATGTTAGAAACTTTTCCAGGAGCTCGTACATTTCCACAAATTATTTTTATGGGTGAAAAGATTGGTGGATATACAGAATTGCAAAAGCAATTTGAATAGGAACTAAAATGGAGCCAAATCATTGGTACACTCACAACTGTGAGTTTTGTTTTACTTCTACAAAAATATATTTTGAAGAAGAAAGACCTGACCCTATCTATTGTCCGCATTGTGGTTCAGCGGTAGAACCCATAGATGAACTCGATTTTGATGAATAAATAGATTAATGGAATGGGTTTACGAAGGCAAAAAATACGAACTGCCGGAAAATTACGATCACAAAGACGTTTATGGTTTCGTGTATCTCATAACGAACAGAGCGACAGGAAGGATGTATGTGGGAAAGAAATTCTTTTGGAGCAAAAAAACACTCCCAATAACAAAGACAAGAAAGCGTAGAAAAAGATTACTTGTTGAATCAGATTGGAAGAACTATTATGGAAGTAATACATACCTTAAAGAAGAAGTAGAAAAACAAGGTGATGAAATGTTCCATAGAGAAATACTACACTTATGTAAAACAAAAGGTGAATGCGCTTATATGGAAGCTAAAGAGCAATTCGATCGAGATGTACTTATTGATGATAAATATTATAATGGTATTATCAATTGTCGTATTGGTGCGCAATCAGTCAAAAATTTAAAATAAGCGGTTTACATTTGGTCTAAACTATGGTATAATAGATCTATATATGGCAAAAATATACAAATTTCCTACGGGCGAAGAAATCACACCAAATGTCGATCCTATTACAGCAGCCTCGGATGAATGTGTAGAAATATCTCAATACCTAATGGAAGTCTTAGAAGAATTTATAACTACAGGTCAAGTATCTGATGATAAAAGATTTATGGATATGAATTTTAGAGATGAAAGTATACAAGAATCGAGGGATATGTTTGTTATTGTCAATATGATAAATGCGATGTTAAATAGGTATATGGGTATTCCACATAGATTACATCGTACTTTTGATAGAGCTTATGTTGAAATTAAAGCTTTATTACATGCAAATGAACAAGGTCGTGAAGAACTCAAAAAACTTTTAGACCAACTTGAGGACGAAGATAATGATACTACTTGATTATTCACAAATTGCATTAAGCAATATTATTGTGCAAAAACTAAATGATGAACAAATGATAAGACATATGATACTGAATAGTATTCGTATGTATAATAAAAGGTATAGAGATGAGTATGGCCAAATGGTTATAGGTGCAGATGCTATGAATACTTGGCGTAAAGAATACTTTACAAATTAAAAAGAAAACAGGAAAAAACGTCGAGAAGAAGCAGATCCAAATTGGAATGAAATCTTTAGAATTCTAAATTTAGCCAAAGAAGAAATTAGAGATAATTTACCATATAAGGTTATACACATGGACGGTGTAGAAGCTGATGATATTATTGCTTCACTTGTTTTAGAAACACAAGAGTTTGGAAAGGATGAACCTGTAATGATTGTATCAAGCGATAAAGACTTTATACAATTACAAAAATATAAAAATGTCAAACAGTTTAGTCCTATACAAAAGAAAATGGTTACAGATGATAACCCTAGGACCTATGCATTTAATCATATAATGAGAGGTGATTCAGGTGATGGTGTACCTAATGTACTATCAGCTGATGATACATTTGTTTCTGAAAAATCACAAACACCATTAAGACAAAATAGAATTAATGAATGGTTAGAGAATTCAGATAACCTTAGAGATATCATGCCAGAAGAAATCTATAGGAATTACCAAAGAAATAAAAAGCTTATTGATTTGACTGAAATACCAGAAGATATCCAAACAACTATTATAAATACTTTTATGGAACAAAAAGTTCCAATGAAAATGAAAGTATTAAACTATTTAATTAAAAAAAGATGCAATCTATTGATTGAAGTCGTGGAGGAATTTTATAATGGCTAAACCATTAGTAAACGAAATATTTGAAAACGTAGGCAAATTAAAAACAAAAGCTGAAAAAGTCAAGTATTTACAACAAAACAATTTACCAGCCGTAAAGGACGTGCTGAGAATCAATTTTGACAATGATATAGTATCATTGTTACCAGAAGGTAAACCACCTTACAAACCAGAAAACACACCAAAAGGTATGTCACCTAGCACATTACATAGAGGATTTAAAAGATTTAAGTATTTCTTTAAAGGACCTTATAGTGGTATGAATCAAGGTAAAAGAGAAAAACTCTTTGTTGGTCTACTTGAATCAGTTCATGAATCTGAAGCAGAAATGTTATGTTTGGCTAAGGATAAAAAAATGAAGTATAAAGGTTTAACAGTAAAGGTAGTTCAGGAAGCTTTCCCTGGATTACTTAAAGTAACGAAGAAAGTAAAAACAGAAGAGGAGTAAGCCTATAGGAAAATCTACATCATGAGCTTAATTAATTTTTATATAAGGAGTTTTTATGAGTTCAGTAAATGTAGAAAAGCTGAAGAAAGATATTTCAAAAGCAACAAATTATTCCAGGAGATTAGCTTGTAAAGGTAAACAAGATTTATCATATAAAATGAAAAAGAAAATTTTAGTGTTAAATGATTATTTACAAGATATGAAAAAAGAATAGTTTACATTTAGTTAAAAGTGTGGTATAATATATATTATGAACATATTTGTATTAGATAATGATCCAGTCGTAGCAGCACAAATGCTATGCGATAAACATATACCTAAAATGATTGTTGAGTCTGCTCAAATGTTATCAACAGCTCATCGCATGTTGGATGGTACTCCAGAACGAAGACCATCAAAGTCAGGCAAAACAATGCAACAGTATTATACCTTTGGAGATGAACGTGATGATATGTATTATTTGGCCGTTCATAAATACCATCCATGTACAACATGGACTATGGAAAGTGCTGAAAATTATAATTGGCATTATGAACATTTTGCTGCTATGAGTTTTGAATATGAATTCAGACGTCAAAAAGTACATGCTACTTTTAAGAAACTAGGTACAATATTATCTAAAGCACCAAAGAATATTCCAAATGTAGGTCTAACAGAGTTTGCACAAGCTATGAATCACTACCCACAATGTAAAGTACCAGGCGATGCTGTTCAAGCATATCGTAATTATTATCACGAAGCTAAACCATTTGCTAAATGGGAATGGGGTAGACAAGCACCTGAATGGTGGAGAGGTTATCAGCATGCCAATGTATGAATTTAAAAATAAAGAAACTGGTGAAATTGAAGAATATATGATGAAGTATTCTGATAAAGAGCAATTCATTAAAGATAATCCGCATTTACAACCAGGAACTTGGACAGCTCCAGGAATGAGTTATAACGGATTTAAATCAAAAGAGAGCTTAGCCGGTGATGGGTGGAAAGAAGTTCAGTCTAGAATTAAAGCAGGAATGCCACCAAAAGATAGGGACAGAATAAAACAAAAATAACTTAATTATTTTTTAAAATAATATAATGTTGAGTTATAATCTATTATATATATTATTGATATGGCTCAACAATTAGAATTATTATTAAATAAACCGAGAGATGCAACTCCTAAAGAACAACAGGAGTGGATTAATAATGAATTATTACCATTAGGTGATATGCAGTTAAAGTT